CTAGCAATTACGCACACATGCGAGAATTTGAAGTCAGTATGCGCCGAAATAAAGGCCGTTGGTTCATGCCTGGATTTGAACAAGATCAAAATCTTATTAATCTAGTGGATCATTATTTTGACGAATGGGTTGGACAAGTAAGCGAAACTGTGTTTGATGTCAATATTCTCATAGTCGATCCTAAAAACATCATAGTATCTACTCACAATGACCAAGTTGAATCTGCATGCGCTCGACACGGCATTGACGTTCATGTTGTGCCGTTTAGGCACAAATACTTTTGGGATTGTGGAATTCACTGTGTTACCAACGACATTTCGCGACGCGGTACTTTAAGTAACTATTTTTAACTCCATGCTTGTTTTTACTGCCAAAGATTATGATTCTGATGTACTGAAAGATGTATCTCAATTGCCTTCTGAATTTTGTGTTGTTGACCATCTAAATGGGTTTGATACTGACAAAAAGAATAAGTTGTTGAGTCAACTTGATGCAAGCGCCAGATTGCACCAGTGCAACCCTACAGTGCGTGTCAGTTATGTGGTTGATGATCAGATTACAAAAAACTATCCAAATTTAAAATTTAAATTTTGTTTTGACAACGAACAAAGAATCTTTTCTCAGTTCAGTAACTATAAAATGCATCCGGACATCAACTTCGAAAACTTTGTATGCAGTTTTAACAAAGCTGGACATGTGAGTAGAAAATTGCTAGTCTCGATCATGCAGAAATTTGGATACTTTGACCCTGCATACTGTAGCAAACATTTTTTGTATTCAACAGACACAGTTTTAGGACATATACAAGACTACGCTGATGAAAAAGATTGCATCTACAATAAATTTTTTATTTCAGACAACAGCGAAGAATTTTTTCAAACGCTGTTTGTATCTGATTACGAATATCAGCACAGTTTGAATATAAAATATTTAGAAAATAAAATTACCAAAAGTTTTATTCACCTAGTGTCTGAAACAATGGCCACTAGTCAGTACCCATATATAACAGATAAATTTTTTTACAGTATTGTAACACGCGGTTTATTTTTAGCTTATGCCCAGCCAGGATGGCACTTGCACCTAGAAAATATTTTCGGATTTCAAAAGTATTCAAAAATATTCAATTATAGATTTGACAGCATTGAACACCCGTTAGAAAGATTAGTTGAGCTCATGTGTTCGATATCTAAATTCAGTATATTGAGCCCAGCAGATTGGCACGACCTGTATCAAATTGAATCAGACACAATTGAATATAATTATGATCATTACTTCAGCGGGCAGTATTTGAAAAATTTATCAAAGTACAACTAATCAACTGTTGACAAATACAGAATATCTGTGTAAACTAACTATTAAACAACCAAGGAAAAATATGGCAAAACCATTTGACGTATCAAAATTTAGAAAAGACATTACCAAATCAATCGATGGACTAAGCATTGGCTTTAACGATCCAACAGATTGGATCTCAACAGGTAACTTTGCTTTAAACTATCTGATTTCCGGCGACTTCAACAAAGGTGTACCCTTGGGCAAGGTTACAGTATTTGCAGGTGAATCAGGCGCAGGAAAATCATATTTCTGTAGCGGTAATATTATTAAAAACGCACAAGCTCAAGGTATTTTTGTTATATTGGTTGATAGTGAAAATGCTCTTGACGAAAGTTGGATGCAGGCCTTGGGTGTAGATACCAGTACAGAAAAACTGTTGAAATTGAGTATGAGCATGATTGATGATGTAGCTAAAACCATTGCCACATTCATGGGTGACTACAAGGCCTTGCCCGACGGAGAACGTCCAAAAGTCTTGTTTGTTATTGACAGCCTGGGTATGTTGTTGACACCCACAGACGTCAATCAGTTTGAAGCAGGTGAGATGAAAGGTGACTTGGGTCGTAAGCCTAAAGCACTTACAGCACTGGTCCGTAACTGTGTCAATATGTTTGGCAACTACAACGTGGGTATGGTGTGTACTAACCACACATACGCATCGCAAGACATGTTTGATCCTGATGATAAAATCTCAGGTGGGCAAGGATTTATCTATGCAAGTAGCATTGTGGTTGCCATGAAGAAGTTAAAGTTGAAAGAAGACGAGGATGGTAACAAGATCTCTGATGTCATGGGTATACGAGCCGCTTGCAAGGTCATGAAGACACGCTATGCTAAACCTTTTGAAGGCGTCCAGGTCAAGATTCCATACGAAACAGGCATGAACCCTTACAGTGGTCTTGTAGACTTGGCAGAAAAGCGTAGCTTACTGAAGAAAGATGGCAACAGACTGGCATTTACCACTGCCGATGGTGAAGTAATCAAACAGTTCCGCAAGGCCTGGGAAAGTAACGAAGATGGTTGCCTTGACAAGGTCATGCAAGATTTTGCACAACAACCGGACGTGGTAAGTACACCTGACACAGTTGTAGAAGGAGAAGAATAACATGTCAGTTGAATTAGCAGCAGCAGTATGGGAAGAACTTAAACGCTATGTTGGTCCATTGGACAGATCAGAAGCAGCTGATGCCATGATCAATTTATTGGTTGACAGCAATTTTGATTCTGACGAAATTCGTCAGGCATTCAGAGGCGATGCCGAAGTAAAACGAGCACTGCAAGGATATTTGGATGATCAAACTGACGAAGAAGAAATTGACGACGACGAAGATTATGACAACGAGGAAGAAGAAGATTACTAATCATGTGGTATAATCGTGTAGTAGCTGACTTAGGTGCCATTCCTGATTTTATAGCTCACTATGAATCAGAACTAGCGAACGCCAAACGCGATGTTCGCATTGGTGGATATGTTGAATCCAACATCAAAGAACTGCCGGGAATTACTGAACATCGTTTTAATCAACTACAAGAAATTGAAGCCGTGCTCAACTACATGAACATTCAACTGCGTAAACTGCGTCGTAGACATTTTCAAAAGTATCTGGAAGGTTATGCTCGTGCTCTTACCAGTCGAGACGCTGAAAAATATGTGGATGGTGAGGATGAAGTAATTGACTACGAAACACTTATCAACGAAGTGGCCTTGATGCGTAACAAGTGGTTGGGTATCATGAAAGGTCTTGAAAGCAAACAATGGATGTCGGGGCACATTGTAAAACTTAGAACAGCCGGTATGGAGGATGTACAGGTATGATCAATACACAAACACGTTAAAATCCGATGTTATCAAATTTGCATGTGTCAGGAAATAGTCTTGCAATTGGTTGTCCAGTGGCCAATTCTTCACAGGTCCATTCTGTGTGAGCAAGACTGATAAGCCATGCATTACGATCTGGTCTGGCAGGAGATTCTATTTGACTCCAATCCAAATTTGCTACCGAAGCAGCCAGACTTGATGCACCAACAAAGGCAGGCACACCAGACATGACAGCTGTAGTACCAGGACCGCTGTTCCAATTTACCACTGCCCAGGCATTACTTAATGCTCGATCAAAATCAAAATCATCATAGGTGTTGGGTATATGTAAAGGCCTATCAATAATACAATCTGGCAGGACCACCACTTCCCGGCGGGGATGACTGCGTATCACAATGGCTCGTTGAGTCACTTGTCTCAGTTGATTGACAGTTTGTTTTAGCCACTGCTCTGTTGTTGGCATGCCAATCCATTGCTCGCTGTCGTTGCGTTGCAATGCAATTACAATGTCATTACCAGAAGTTTGCCATGGCTTCAATTGCAAATTTAATTTTTGTGGTCTGTGTAAGTCAAGTCCGTGTCCATAAAATGCAGTTGAACCTGTTCCGTTGACTCCCACTTTCCAAGTCTTACCCCTGTGCAGCATGCCTACTTCCAACACAATAACAGGCTTGCCTGCAGATCTAAACGCTTGCCAAACTGCTTGATTTTGTCGCATGCGCCCAGCCCAAACCATACTCCATATCACAGCAACATCCGCTGTCATGTCGTGACTGCTGTGTCTAAGACCCAGTTGATCAAGACCATGTTGAACAGCAGCAAACACCGGCTGACTGTTTAAGGCACCAAACTTGTCAAATAGTCCAAATCGCATATGATCAAATACTCAATCACATATTTAACATATCAAAATTAACCGCAAGATAAATTTAACCAACCATGAAAATTATTTACATGTATACAAGCTCTACTAAGTAGATAAACTGTGACTACAACACACAAAGGAATACTGTATGAAAGCTGGAAAAATTTGGGGACAAACAGAATTACTGGAAGCAAATGGTGTTTTAGAGTTTCACAGAATTCAAGCTGTGGCTGGTGGTATATGTAGCAAACACAAACATCTGTTCAAGTGGAACGGATTTTATGTGGAATCAGGACGTTTATTGATTCGCGTGTGGAAAAAAGGTTATGATCTGGTGGATGAGACTGTGCTGACTGCCGGCGAATATACCAAGGTGGCACCAGGTGAATATCACCAATTTGAAGCAGTGGAAGATACAGTTGCATTTGAATTATATTGGGCTGAGTTTGATCATGATGACATTGAAAGAGAAACTGTGGGCAAAATAAAGCAATGACATACAAAATTTTTATTGGATGGGATCCTCGTGAAGCCGAAGCAGCAGAAGTGTGCAAACACAGCATACTGAAACATGCATCTGCTCCGGTAGAAATTTCTTTTTTAAAACAAAGTGAACTGCGTGCTCAACAGGTATACACCAGAGAGATAGATGCAGATAGTAGCACAGAATTTACATTTACTAGATTTTTAGTGCCGCTCCTGTGCCAATATCAAGGGCATGCATTGTTTGTTGATTGCGATTTTTTGT